AAATTAGTGCTTATATAATCAGCATTATCAATTCTAATAAGTCTATATTCTATTCTTCCGTTTCCTTGGAATGCGCCTTGGAATTGTATTCTATATGTTCTTCCTGCTAATAAAGTAGTTCCACCCGAAGTAGTATTGTAAGTCAATCCACCTTGTTGATGTGTTACATTAGTCAAAACTATAGGACCTGCCGCTGAAAAAGTAAAGTTAGCATTATTTTTAGCTACTATTAAACCTTTTTGACCGCTAGAACCACCACCTGCAACCGATAGAACACCGTTGTTAACTTCTAAACCAGAGCCTACTTGTACAACACCTTTACTTGTAGTTGTTGCATCGTTTAATGTTGGAGTTAAGCCGATTGGTCCTTGAGCTCCTTGTAATCCTTGTTGTCCCTGAGGACCCTGAGGACCAATCGGACCAACAACACCAGGTTCTCCTTGAATACCACGGGGACCTTGTTCACCACGAGGACCTGTTAAACCACGTTCTCCTCTAATACCAGTTGTAATGAATTGGAATTGTAATTGATTATCGTGTTTGATATAAACGGTTCCGTTACTATCTCTTGTTTCATCACTAATTATTGAGATAAACGAACTATCTGTAATGTTTACTAAGTCTGCTAAGGCTTCCGCATATGTCATATAACTAGAAGAAATTTCTAGTCCTTGACCTGTGTCACCTTTTTCTCCTCGTTCTCCTTCAATGCCCTGTGGACCAATTTCACCTTGAGGACCTGGAGGACCTTGTTCACCTTGCAATCCTTGAGGACCTTGCAATCCTTGAGGACCTTCATCACCTTTTTCACCACGTTGACCATCTAATCCGTCAACACCATCTCTTCCTGGAGGACCTTCATTTCCTTGAGGACCAGTATCACCTTGAGGACCTTGTAAACTACCACTTTCAACCCAATCGGTGCCATTAGATATATAAACCGTACCATCTACTATATAAACTTGACCTTGGTTAGCATTACTAGCCGTTGGTAAATCGGCAACACTTGAAACTGTATCTGTCACTTGTACGCCTTGAACAATTCCGTTGATATTAATTTCTCCATTAATATTAGGCTTCATTCCATTAATTGAACGAACCGAAGCTACGAATTGCAATTGTCCCCAAACCGTTTGTTCCATATTGCTAGAACGTGTAAGGGTAGGAATAAAAGCGCCATCTTGCAGAATATCAGTTTGTTGAATAACAATACTTCTTCCATCCATCCCGAATCTATCTGTAATAACCGTAATTGTTGTTTCGGGAATATTAAATCCTTGAAATAATTCATCAACGAAAACGTTCTGACCTGGTACATAATTAAACGTACCAATTGTTCTTCCTAACGGATATAAATTAGGAGCACCGTCTACAGGAATACCAGGGTTAACTGTGAATGGAATTGGTACTTCTACATCACCATCCATATTGGGCATGTTTCCATTAATACTTCCTATATATGAGTCAATGAAGTCTGTGAAATCTTGTTGCGTCGGGACTTGACCTGTTCTAAAAATATTTCTTAACTCTGGTTTTTGTCTAACAACCATTTAAATTTCACTCCTTTAAGGTGTTGGTGTTCCTTCTAAAGCCGCAACTCGTGCAGTTAAATCTATAATCAATTGACGAATAGCTACCGTTTCACGTTGTACCGCATCGGCTGTAATAGCGCGTTGTTTATTTGGTCCTAAGAAATCTTGAATCGCTAGATGTCCTGGTGTTGTTTCGTTTCCAATTACGCTTTCATGTGTTGTTAGTCGATTATTCAATACTGTACCTTGCGAAGCATCTAATACCGAACCTGCAGGAATAGTAGTTAGATTGTTTTGGATTGTTGGTAAAGTAGGAATAGTAATTGCTACATTTCCTAATGCATCTGGTTGAACACCATTAACACTTCCTACAAATGAATCTATTAAATCAGCGAAATTATCCTGTGTTGGGATATCATCCGTTTCAAATACACTTTTTAACGCTACCTTTGTTTGAATTGCCATTTCGAACCCCTTTCTTTAAATAAAAATAAGCTGTGAGACGAATCGAAATTAAGTTAGTTGGTACATTACCTATCTCGATTAATCTCATAGCTTTAAAATCAACCTACTGCATCTATGCCTATAGTCCAAACCCCGATGCCGCGTGTAATTGGGTTAGGACCAGGCGGATTAGGGTGTAACTACCGTATCAACTAAGCGGAATGCTGAAGTTAATTTAATGCGGTGGTCTAACCACGCTGTGATAACGAAATCTTCGATACCAGTACGAACGTTTTTATCACGATCATATAACACGCCTAGGTCATAGTTAAGGTGAGAATAAGTGAAGTCACCTACGATTGGACGAACAGCCGCATCTGTGAATACGATTGGTTTACCAAAGATTTGTTCTGGTTGTACACCGAATAAAGTTGTAGAGTTGTTAGCTAGTTGTTCTAACATTTCAAGGTATGCGGCATATGACATTACGATTGTAGCATTTTCACGATAGTCTTCGTGTAATGCACCAAGAGCTAATTTAATACCGTTGTAAGTAGCGGCACCTTGAGTTGCACCATTACCTTCTACTGCTACGATAGCATTTTGAGTTGAATAGAATGACATATGTTCCTCACCAACAGCAGGAGTAGCCGCGAACATAACTTTCTTTTCTTTTGCCGCAATACCAGAACGTAGAGCGTTTTCTACAGAAGCAACTAAGTTAGTTTCTGTACCGTTTAATACTGTTTCAGATACACCTGCGAATACTTTAAACTTGAATCGACCAAATGATACTAATGAACCTGTAGCTTCTAATTCTTTAGCCGTTTCAGTATCAGCGATGAAATCGTCATCTCCAAGAGTGAACGCTACTTTAGGAATCTCAAGGTTAGTAATGTTAGTTACTGTGATAATGTCACGTAATGGATTACGAGCTAATGGCTCAAGGATTAAACCAGTTGAAACCGTTTTAGGTAATAAGTTTTCGCCTCCCGATGGTGGAGTATTACGGTCACCAAGTACAGCCATAACATCAGTTGAAGGACGTTCGTTACGAATAACCGCTTTGATAAGTTCTGCTTTAGCTTTAACTTTTTGTTCTTTTGGATCAGTTACTGCATGAATGTTACCTTGAGCATTGAATTTTGCGGCTTGTTCTTTTTCCATTGCGTCGTGTTGAGCTTTGATAACGTCAAAACGTGCTTGCATATCTTCTTTAGCTTTTTGGATTGCTTGGATATCTTCACGTGTTGCTTGTGGGTCGATTGCCTTTGCAGTTAGTTCTGAATCATACTTTGCAACTTGTTGACCGATTGTAGCCATGTTTTGTTTAATTTCGAATAATGTAGTCATTTATAATGACCTCCTATAATAAGTTTAGTGTTTGTAAATAAGCTTGACTTGCTTTTGATTCAGCTAAAATAGCCTGTCGTTCTGCATCCGTTAAAACATTTGCTTGAGGTTCTTTATCAACTTCAAGGAGCGCTTTAGGGATGTTCTTAAATTTGTTCTCGTATTCTTTCGAAATACTAGCAACCATTTTATTTGGTTCGTCGATAACGTCAGCTAGACCTAATTCGACCGCCTCTTTAGCTGAAAGCCATGTTTCAGCATCCATTAACGCTCGAATGTTTTCTTCTGTAGTCTTATCGCCAACTTTAGCCATGTAAGTTTCTACTAATGAATCCGTTACTTTGTCTAAAATATCAGCTTGTTCACGCATTTCTTTAGCGTTACCTACGATTCCTACTAATGGATTATGAATCATCATCATAGAATTAGAAGGCATTACAACCTCATCCGCACTAGCTACGATAACTGAAGCAATAGATGCCGCTAAACCGTCTACGTGTGCTACTACACGAGCTTTATGTCGTTTAAGCATATTAGCAATAGTTAAACCGTCAAACACACTCCCGCCTGGAGAATTTGTATATAAATCAATCTGTTCAACGTCCCCTAATGCTTCTAACTTCGCTTTGAATGCCGTTGCCGACATCTCGCCAAACTCTTCATACGCATAAGGTGTAATTTCACCTTGGATGTAAATGGACGCTTTCTTATTTGCTAAAGCTTTGAATTCAAAGAATGTTTTTTCCTTTTTAATTGTTCTCACCCCCCTTCAATGCAACGAATTCTTTAAATTGTTCTTTTGTGTTGTTTTTATAACCGTATTTTTTATGAAATTTTTTAT